CCGAAGACACTGAAACTGCTCCAGGGGACGTTCAGACCGGACAGGAATCCATTGCAGGAGCCGGAGCCGTCACCCGTGGTAGCAGCCGCAAGGAAGGCTCCCACCACGTTGAACAAATGGGCGAAGAAATTCTGGAACGAGCATCTCGAGGAGTTCACCCAGATCGGGCTGATCACCTCGGCCGACCTGGAGACCTTCGAGATGACCGCCCAGACCTACGGGGCGTGGAAGGAAGCCGAGTACGAGATCTACCACGACGAGTTCAAGCGCAAGCGCAGCATCGGGCAATACATGAAGGCGAGGGACTACAACCGAAAGAACATGCCAGAGCTCATCGTCATGGAAAAATCGCGGTTGGATTATGTGCGGCTCTCGGGGCTGATCGGGATGAACCCGGTCTCGAGGAACAAGATCGACATCAAGAAGGCGCTGCCGGAGGCGGATCCGATGGAGGAGTTGCTGGAACACCATGGCGGGTAAGGAACACGAGCTGATCACAGCCCAGAAGTACATCTCGGATGTCATGGCGAACAAGGTGCTTGTCTGCCGTTATGTATATCTTGCCGTGAAGCGTCATGTGGACGATCTGAAGAGGTCCCAGGATCCCGATTATCCGTTTTGGTTCGATGAGCACCAGGCGATCAAGAGCATCAAGTTCGCGCAGCTGCTCAAGCACTCGAAGGGCAAATGGGCGAAGGCGAACGAACGGATCCGACTGGAGCCTTGGCAACAATTCCTCAAGTGGTGCATCCATGGGTGGGTACGCAAGGACAACGGCATGCGCCGTTTCCGCAAGGCTTATATCGAGGTGGCCAGGAAGAACGGTAAGACCACCCTAATGGCTACTGAAGTTCTGGATCTGTTTTTCTTGGACGGAGAAGAGGGTGCGGAGATCTATACTGCAGCCACGAAGCGCGACCAGGCGAAGATCTGCTGGAATGAAGTCCAATCCATGGTCAAGAAGCAGCCGACCCTCAAGGATCGGGTTGATATTCTAGTGAACACCTCCACGATCAGAAAGAAGGGTGACATATCCGTCATCAAGGCTCTCGGGGCAGACTCCGATACCGAGGATGGCCTGAACCCCCTGATGGGGATCATTGACGAATACCACGCGCACAAGACCAGCGACATGGTGAACATCCTGGAATCCGGCATGGGATCGAGGACACAGCCGCTGCTCGAGATCATCACCACTGCCGGTACGAACCAGAACGGCCCATGTTACCAGGAGGAGCGCACCCTCGCGGTAAACACCCTTAACGGAAGTGGACCCGAGGATTATTTCTGCGTGATCTATACGCTCGACGAAGGAGACGACTGGACGGATCCGGATGTGTGGATCAAGGCAAATCCGAACCTCGGTGTTTCCGTTTTCGACGACTACCTTTCCTCACGCGTCAAGATGGCCCTCGCATCACCACGGAAACAGAACGATGTGAAGACCAAGAACTTCAATGTCTGGTGTTCGGCCAAGACTGCGTGGATCACCGGAGACATCTGGGACCTGTGCGGAGGGGTGGTCAAGTGGGATTCGCTGGTCGGTCGGGAGTGCTATGCGGGTTTCGACCTGGCCAATAGTGCGGACCTTTCTGCGGTCGCATTCGTGTTCCCTCCAAAAGATTTGGAATGTCAATACCAAATTGTAGTCAAATTCTACATGCCGGAAGCCAGGATCCGTGAAAAGAGCCTTGAGGACCGCGTTCCGTATGAGATGTGGACCCAGCAAGGATGGATCACAGCGACTCCCGGAGACATCATAGATCAGGACTTCATCGAGAAGGATATCCGGGATGCGTGCGATTTATTTGATGTTGTGAAAATAGGTTACGATCCATGGAATGCAAGCCAGATCGTTTCCCATTTGAAAAACGAGGGCATGGAAATGGTCTCCCTTAGGCAGGGATATCCCACCATGAGCCCGTTCTCGAAAAATTTTGAAACACTTTTACGGAGTAGACGAATAAATCATGGTAATAATCCCGTGTTGGCATGGAACATGTCCTGCACGACGCTCAAGCAGGATGAGAACGAGAATATTCGTCCGGTCAAACCAGACAGGAAGACCGGAAAGAGGATAGACGGCATTGTCGCCACCATCATGGCCCTCGGGCTTTCGATGGAGGGTGTGGAGGATACCGCTGATGACGGAAAATTGTGGGTGGTCTGATGAGTTTACGGCATAGGATTGGAAAAGGCCTGATCAAGCTGCTCACGATCGACGAGTTGGTGGCCCAGACCTGGGGTCCGCTCTTGTCATCGTCAGGGGAGCATGTTTCAGAGGATTCGGTCCAGCGCCTGTATGCGGTCTATGCATGTGTGAATGTATTGGCCGAGACATTGGCGACGCTCCCACCGAAGTTGTACCGGGTAGAGAACGACGGTGGCCGGACAGTCGTCAAGGACCATCAATTTTCCAAGGCCCTCAAGAATCCTTTCCAGACTGGTACCGCATTCGATTTCTTTGAGATGATGGTCTGGCACCTTGCCCTGCGTGGTCGTTTTTTTGCCATGAAGGTCATGGTAAGGGGCGAGGTTGCGGAATTGATACCGATCGAGGATCCCGACCAGGTTGAAGTGATCACGACCGATGATTATGAGCTGCGCTTCAAGATCAAGGGTAGGGAATATACCCGGGACGAGGTCCTATACATCCAGATGCACAATGGCCGCTCGATCATCAAGGCCCAGGCCGATACGTTCGGGAAGAACCAGGCGATCAGCAAATATGGGGCGACGTTCTTCAAGAACAACGCGACTCCCAGCCTGGTGATCACGAATCCGAACAAGTTCAAGGACGAGGAATCATACCTGCGTTTCAAGAAGATGTGGGACGACACCTATGGTGGCGTGGAACGTTCGAACAAGGTAGCCATTGTAGATGACGGAAAGAAGGTCGAGAGGTTGTCACTCACCAATGAGGACAGCCAATTTCTTGACAGCAATAAATATTCCGATTCCCAGATTGCCGGTTTGTTCCGGGTTCCGGTCTATATGATCGGAAACTACGACAAGGCGACGTTCAGCAACATCGAGCACCTGGGTATACAGTTCGCTCGGTTCACCATGGCCCCTTGGTGCAAGCGGGTGGAAACTGCGCTGACACAACAATGCCTGATGGACAAGAACCTATACGTGGAGTTCCTTATGGATAGCCTGGAGCGTGGAGACATCCTCTCCCGGTACCAGGCGTACCGGACCGGACGGGAATCGGGATTCCTCAGCGCGAACGAGATCCGCCAGAGGGAGAACATGGATCCTTACGAAGGTGGAGACACCTTTTTGCAGCCAATGAACCACGAAGCTGCCGGAGAAGACAACGAAGGAGGGCAGGATGCCTAAGAAATGGTACAAGATCCAAGCTAGTGATGATTCGGCTGATGTGTATATCTATGATTACATCGGCTCTTATGGCGTGGAGGCAGCTGCCCTGACAAGGGATTTGGCTCTCATCAAGGACAAGAAGAGCATCAATGTGTACATAAATTCCCCTGGTGGTGACGTGTTTGAAGGCATGACCATCTACAATTCGCTTCTGCAGCTCAAGGATAAGCTTACCGTCCACGTGATGGGTCTCGCCGCATCGATCGCGAGTGTGATCATGCTGGCTGCCGAAAGGCGCATCATGTATCAGGGTTCCATGGTCATGATCCACAATCCTTGGGGCTGTGCATGCGGAAACGCAAAAGAAATGCGCGAGATGGCTGAAGTTCTAGACAAGATCGGCGGCCAGCTGGTGCAGATGTACTCCAATGTCACCGGCCAGACAGAGGAACAAGTGACTGAATGGCTCGATGCAGAGACCTGGTTCAATGCGGATGAAGCGGTGGTGAATGGTTTCGCCACCGAATTGTCTGAGAAACAGGCGGCAGCATCGATCAAGAAGACTTATGCAAGCAAATACCACAATGTCCCTGAGGATATCGTGGAGGATGATACCGAGCCTACGATCCGAACTGCCGAGGATGCCCTGCGGGATGCGGGATTCTCGGCTGTCCGGGCGAAAGCGATCCTGGCAAAGGGGTTTGTCCATCGGGAGGATGGAGATCCCGTTCCTCGGGATGAGGAGCCGGATTATTCAGCGGCGCTGGATATCGTCAAACATATGCAAAACAGTTTGGAGGCAAACTAATGGATGAATTATTGAAGAAACTCAATGAACTCAAGGACCAGATCGCCGGTTATCAGAACCGGATCAAGGACTTGGAGGACAAGGGTGGGAAATACGATGAGCTCAAGGCTCTTGTCGACTCCCAGAAGGACGAGATGGACAAGCTTATCGCCAAGGTCGAGAAGCAGGGCATCTCTGGTTTGAACAAAGACGACAGCGTAAAAATGAAAGCAGTAGCCAATTTCGCGGCCATGGCTCGCGGAGATTATAAGGATGTGCTTCGGACCGACTCCAACAAGGATGGCGGATTCCTCATCACTCCGGAGATCGAGGCCGGGATCCTGCATCTTGCTGCGACCGAAGGCTCCATGCGCGCCATCGCCGACGTGCGGAACACCAACCGCAATTCCGTCGTCCTGAATGTTCGTGTCAGCGGAGCTGCTGCCGGTCACGTGGGCGAAGCCGAAGAGCGTTCAACCACCGACGGACCCGAGTATGCCCAGGTTGATATCCCGATCCATACCCAGTATGCACAGCCTGAGATCACGAATGAGGCTCTCGAGGATGCTGACGAGGATCTGGCTGCCGAGATCATGGCGGCTATCGCCGAAGCACTCGGTACGCAGGATGAGAGCGATTTCATCACTGGTACCGGAGTGAAGATGCCTCGAGGTCTTCTGTCCTACGCGGAGAAGCTCTGTGCAAAGCAGGCTGATCTCGAATGGGGCAAGATGGGTTATGTCAAGACAGGTGTAAACGCTGCCTTGGCCGCTGCAAACAAGCAGAACGTGTTCATCGATGCGAAAAAGCTGTTGCACGTGCGGTACCGCACCAATGCCCGGATTCTGATCAACTCGAACACAGCTGCCGAGCTCGAGAAATTGACCGACACAACCGGGCGTCCGCTCTGGACCGAAGGCGTGAAGGAAGGGCAGCCAGCGAGATTCATCGGCATTCCGGTGGAGATCAACGACTACATGCCGGACATCAACAACGCTTCGAGCCTGCCGTTCGCTTTGGTCGGGGACTTCAAGAAGGGCTATGCGATCCGCGACCGCAAGGGCATGACCCTTACCCGTGACGCGATCACCCATAAGGGCTTCGTGAAGTTCTACACCGAAAAGCGCACCGGCGCCGGTATCAAGAACTTCAAGGCCATCGTCGCAATCAAGGCCATCGCATAGATGGCCCCAATCCCATAGGGAGGGAGTGAGATCATGAAAGATCTGAAATCGAAAATCAAGTTTCTGGAAGCCGCTGCTCCTGCGGTTGCGGCTGTGGACATCGAGGGAGAGGATATCGACCTCAAGGGCTTCGGCTCTTGTGTGTTCGGTGCCGTTATCGGTGCAGGGGCATACGAGGCCACCAAGAAGGTCGGGCTCGTGCTCGAGGAGAGCGACGATGCCGAGACTTATACTGCGGTGGATGCGGCAGACTATGACGGCGACCTTACCGCTGTGGCTGCCACCATCGCGGCCAACGAGTATCGCCTGATCCAGTATCGCGGATACAAGCGCTATGCGCGCCTGTCGTTCGATGTCACTGGGACTCTTGCCGCAGACGTGTTGCTCGGAGCCTGGGCGATCCTCGGACATCCGCAGCTTGCTCCTACGGCGTAGGAATTCGTATTGACGGTGGGGCTTCGGCCCCACCATTGGAGTGGTCATGGATCTGAATGGCAATGCCCTGGTCTCTTGGGATTTCATCCGGGATTATGGAAAGTTCACAGAAACACAGAAAGACGCTGTAGTGAACCTCATAAACTGGATATCAGGCAAGGCAGAGACGATAGCACAGCGTGAAATCGTGAGTAAGGAAAGAACCTTGGTGGTATGTGGCAATGGGTCACCTCGTCTTTATCTTCCCATTGTTCCAGTAACAGAAGTCGCCTCAGTGATTATCGATTCCAACCATACTTTCCTCGTAGATCCAATAGATCCAACCGAATATTACGTCGATCAGAAGGCTGGAATCGTCACGAGATATAACTACCGATGGACAGAAGGGCTGTACAACATCCAAGTGGTCTATACGGCCGGGTGGACGTTGGAGACCATGCCAGCAGAGATACAGAAAGCGTGCCTAGAGGGGATAAAGACTGCATGGAATAGGAATAATGACAATAGCTATGGGGTGACCTCGAGGACAACCCCGGATGGAGTGAATGTATCCTATGAGCAACGTCTTTCACCAGATGTTTATGCAACGTTTGCAGATCTAAGGATGGGGTTTGTCTGATGGTAAGAGTAGTCTTTGATGACAATGTAAGTAAACTCTTGAAAGATTTTGCCGCAGATAAGGGTGTAATTTCTCGTGTTGTCGGTGCGGTTGCCTTTCGAATGAAAGAACATATTCGTGAGGCGAACGAAAGGGCATTTCCATCTAAGAGTGGAAAATATAAGCGCTCCATTTGGTATAAACAGCGTCGAGGAGCTGTAACCGCAACGCTTCGGAGTGGAAATCTTACGAATATTTATGAAAGAAAGGGCGCTCTTATACAGCCTATGTCAGGTCAGGCTTTGAAGTTTGAGATAAATGGTAAGACAGTTTTCTACAAGGGTGTAATCAGAATTCCTCCTCGTCCTTGGTTTGATGTTGCGGTTAGCGAAGCGCAAGGAAGAGGTATTGATAATCAAGCAGCTCTAACCCAGATTGAGTGGGAAATTATGGAGAAAAACCTTGGCTAGAATAAAATTTAACACGAATCAGGCACTCAAAGAGTTAAAAGAGCTCATCATCTACCAGATAGACGATTATATTGCCGACGTTGATGATCTGCAGTCGATTAGAGGAGTCTATGCTAGCTCAGATTACTCAGACTCATCGCGTGAGAAACCGTTCATCACAATCTACCCCACTGATTCTGAGATTCTTGAGTCTGGACAGTGCATGGTGGAAAAAAATCTTATTATCGAGGTTGCTGTTTTCGTTGCTGGTCCTTCTGAAGAGCAAAATACCCTAGATATGATCAGTTATTCTGATTGTATTGAGTCGATGTTCACAGATAACACCGAAACAGCGAGTCTCTTTGATATTAAAACAACTGGTGTCGAGTACTTTTCAAGGGGTTCGACAATCGAAAAAATGGCAAGAATTATGATCGAGTGTATGACTCGGTCTGAAAGTCGTTAAGGAGGGGACCGTAATGGGTACACCAAAAAAATCTTTTACTAAAGCCACTATCGGAGGGATGGAGTCAACCCTCGGAACTGCGGTCCCAAGGACCAGCAGGGTCGCTCTGACTGACTTCAGCTACTTGCTGGAGACGCCTACAAAGAATCCGAAGGATATTATCACCGGTCGGAATACAACTCGCGGGTTTGATGTCGATGCGATCGACTATACCAGTGAGTTGGCGACAAACCTAGCTGCCAACAAGGCAATCGGTATGCTGCTTCACAGCCTTTTGGGTGTTCGTGTTGACAAAGTGCAGGTTGGGTGCGGAGTTTTCATCACCTACAAGGGTGAGTCGGCCTCATGTAAACTCGTTGCATCAGGATCCGGGAAAACCATTACATCATATGTTGGAGATCTTGGAGAAGAAGAGGTGGATGCTGGATTTGGTGTCGCTGGAGTACTCGATCTTACAGGAAAGACCCTCGGAACGCTTGTGACGGCAATCAATGAGTTCACTGATTATGAAGCAAAGGTGATCTATGGAGGATCCACCACTACGGTGGAAACGCCAGTAGCCGTCGTTGCAACCCAAGCAAAAAACCACCAGGCAGTGTTCCACTTCACCTCTGCGGATAGCGGGGTCTATCTTGATGTGTTCCGTCCAAACTTCACAAACACCGAAAATCCTACATTCAGTATTCAGATGGATGGTGTCGGAGACAATCAGCTTGGATCAGGTGCCGTAGTAGATACCGCTACGCTCAGTGGGGACCTGAAGGCGAAAGTGAAAGCCTCTTGGTCCTTGATACTTACCAAGGTTCTGAACGGGCAGACAGCATCGGCAGTAGCACTCACAGAAGCGGATCTCGATAGCCTCAAATTTTCTGAAGGCGAGACCTATATCGCCGGAAAGAAGTACTGCTACACCAAAAATGTATCCGTATCGATAGCCAATAACCATGCCGCCGACGAGGGTTATTGCCAAGGCAGCCTCTCCAAATCAAAGCACGTGCGTGGAGAATTTGGCGTAACGGGTAGCATGACACTCACAGCGACAGACAAATCTGACACGATCAACTCAGAAGATGAGCGCGCGAAGAATATTTCGAATTCCGTGTCTAGCTTACTTTTGGTCTATCAGGGCAGGCAGCTTATCGATAACGTTAAATCAATGGCAATTATCGATCTGCCAACTATCCAGTACACCGAGGAATCGAAGAGTGCTGGTGACCAGGCGATCGACCAGTCGTTTAGCTTTACCGCGATCGACATCGAGGGTTACGACGACTTCCTGAAGATCTACATGCTGACGACCGATGCAACATAAGGAGTGGTACATGAAAGACTGGAAAGATGATGCGAGGCGGTTAGTAGTCTCGGAAAGAAAAGAGCTCAAAACATTCTCTGGCTACTGGGTAAAACCTCGGAAATATTCCGTTCAAGGCAGTGATGAAATTATGGCAGCCTTGAGGCATGTTCAAAAAAATCTCGATAAGAAATCAATACTTGAAATTAGCCGGAAAGCGAAAGAGCTTGGATTGAGTGGTAAGGATATTTCAGAAGATCAAGTTATCGAGATGATCACACCAGAGCAGTTAGACGCTCTTGTATCCAGTAATTCACTAGCCATGGCAGCAGTCACAGAAGCAAAAATTAAGTTTGGTGTCGCTGAGCATAATTTTTGCGAAGGGGAGAGCACTACTGAGAATATGGATGTTTTTGCCCACGACATATTGGAATATGCGCCAATAGCAAAAGAAATCGTTGATTTGGTGGAGGAATTTAACCGCCCTTTAGCGATGACGAAATCAGAGACATTAGATACGTAACGGAGTGGGTTTATAACGGATCTGATTTTGAGTTTGGCGATATTCTTCCAGATGGCAGAGAGCCAGCGGTTTTGCTTGAGTCAATCGGTCCATGGGTTCAGGACCTTTTGAGACTAATAAACACAGAGGGTACTTATAGCCACTATAAGTACCCTGGATCCTTGGCAGACCAACCAGCTTTGGATATGCGGATATTCGATATTATAAAAAGTCGGTGGTGTGAGCTGAGAAACGAGGAAATGGAGGCAAAATGGCCAAAATCCAAGTAACGATCAATGGTAAAGAGTTCGTTTCAGCTGAAGCCAAGAAAGCCGGTGAATCTTTGTCAGGCATGAAAACTGCCGGAGAGGCTGCCACCAAAGCCCTTGAGACTGGGGCAAAGGTGGCAGCAGCGGCATTCGCTGGAATTACAACAGCAATTGGTGCTGTCACGGCAGCAGCAGTTAAAAGTGCGGATCTCACTGATCGGGTTGATAAGCTCTCCCAAAAAATTGGCATGTCGAGGGAGGCCTTCCAGGAGTGGGAATTTATTATGTCCCAGAATGGGATGGAAATTGACAAGCTTCAAACATCAATGAAAACCCTGTCAGATGCTGCGGACGAGGCTTCCCGTGGGAGTGAGACATATTCAAGGACATTTGAGGCTCTAGGGGTTTCTTTGTATGATGTGAACGGGATAATGAAAGACCAGGAGACCTTATTTAATGAGACTATTGTAGCTCTGACGGGAATTGAAAACACTACTACTCGGGCAGCCCTTGCTTCCGACCTTCTGGGTAGATCTTCCACAGAGCTTGCACCCCTACTCAATTCAGGTACTGGTGCGATAGAAGAAATGAGGGCCAAGGCGCACGATCTTGGTTTGATACTTTCCGATGAGACTGTTGATGCCGGAGTTCGGTTCACTGACACTATGGACCAAGTAAAAAGGTCAGTATCAGCTGTGGCAACAAACGCTCTTACTCCATTTATGGATGATTTGGACAACCTTGGCCAGGCCTTTCTGGGAGTGGTTAAGGGGGAATCTGGTTCAGCTAATGAGATGGCAGACGCTCTGTCGTCAACAATTGAAACCGCATTAGATGCGGTCGTTAATATGATTCCTCAGGTTGTGGAAATAGGTTCTCAAGTAATCATGAGTCTTATTCAGGGGATCACTCAAGATCTCCCAATGATAGCCTCCACAGCAATAGATATTGTGTTATCATTAGTTGATACAATCATAACCAACCTCCCGATGCTTATCACAGCAGCAATTGATATTATTATTACTCTTGCCGAGGCTATTGTTGATGCCGTTCCTCAACTCGTCGAGAAGGTTCCGGAGATAGTTGAAGCGCTTGCTATAGGAATAATTGAAAATGCTCCGAAGCTCATTATGAGCGGCATTGAATTAATGCTGGAGTTGGCAGCCGGGCTAATCAAGGCGATACCTACTATCATCACATACCTGCCTCAGATAGTCACAAGCATGGTAAATGGCTTCAAGGAATCTGTTCCCAAATTCTTAGAAATGGGAAAAGATATAATTGCTGGATTACTGCAAGGAATTAAGGATTTCGCAAATAAACCTGTTGAGGCTGTAAAAGATGTTGGTCGCAAGGTAGTTGATGGGTTTAAAGATTTCTTTGGTATTAGGTCACCTTCAAAGCTTTTTGCATCATTTGGTGGATACTTCATGGAGGGTCTTGCTGAAGGCATAGAACAAAATGAAGGTATCGTCGCACAGGCTTTGCTTAACGCTGGAATCACTCCAGATATGGGAACCTCTGTTGGTGTCAATGTAACGACTACGTCAAATAATAGTGGCTCTGGATCTAGTTCGAGCAATGGTTCGGCTATTACAGAATCTCCAATCATGAAAATGATTGAACAATTTGCTGGCGGCTTAGGTGGAATGGTCTCCAGTCTTTCGTCGGTACAAGCAATATTAGATCCGATTAGCACGATTCTCGGTGGCATGATGGAAGTCCTTGGTCCAGTAATTGACAGTGTGCTCTCTCCTCTGGTTGGCATCCTTAAGATTTTAGGTCAGACGATCGGTAAGATTCTTACTCCAGTGATCCAATGGCTTTCACCTATCATTGGATACCTGGGGGAAGTATTTATCTGGCTATATAACAAGATTCTCGTTCCGGTGGGAAATGGTTTTATTACAGTCTTTAACGCGATCGGTATTGGTATTGCTACGATCGTCAATGGAATCATCTCTGCGATCAACTGGGCACTTGGATGGGCTGGCGTGAACCTGAATAAGGTGAATGTGCCAGGCCTTGATGACGGAAAGTTGACAGCTATCTCAACAGGTGATCTGACTGCTGCGGGATCCTCCTATATCGGAGGCGGTTCCGGTTCTGGTGTGTCAGGATCTTCTACTTCTGTTCAATCCTACAATATCGAGGTTCATCAGGTGGTACAAGGAAATGTTATCGGAGATGGTGGTATGACAGAGCTCGGCCGCTTCTTCGTTGAGGCGGTAGAGGCGTATCTGGGATCGGGCGGTCGCGTTTCTTTCGTCCGGGGGTAGTATGCAGTATTCAATAACGCTTCCAGAGACAACATTAGCAGCACTCAAACAACGGGAAGCAAAGTTCCTTCAGATCCGTATAACCTACGAGGGCGAGGATCTTGTCCTTATATCTGATACGCCTCCTTCCTGTGATGCATCCAGCGATTATCAAAAGTGGAACAACCTCAATTTCAAGAATTACGGATCATACTCTGAAGGATTGTTTGGAGACTGCCCAGCCTACGTCGATTTTTCGCATGACGGCAGCCAGTGGGTCCAGATTTTTGGCGGATACGTCTCTACAGATGGTATGAGCAGATCCAAAGGATACATTACAGATGATTACGTATCCATGGAGTTGGTTGACAGGACAAAAACCAAGGGTATGAAGAGAAAGCCTCCAAAAGCTGTTCTGACTGGCTTCAAGGTTTGCGATCCCGGTAATCCTTCATCTTCTCTCGTACACTATCTGGGCTCCCTTATGGGAGTCGATACCTTTGATACTTCCTCTATACTAGATGAAAAGGATGTGGTGGTAATCGGTGAGGATACGGCATGGCGCGAGTTACAGAGTTTGAGGGATGCATTTGCCGCTGACATGTATTTCGATCACCTCAGAAGATTGCGTTTTAGATCTCCACACGACTTCTCATGGACCGAGCCAGCATCGGAGTGGACTTTCATAGCCCATCCTGACACAGCTGAAACAGCAAACAGTTCACGGATCATTGGAAAGATCAGAACGGTACGCAGGGAGGTCCTCTGCAATAAGGCAGAGAGCGAAATAGAAGTTTACGAGCACAGAACGCTCCGGGAGGTCTATAGAAACACCGAAAACTGGAATGCTGACGCTGAAGAGTGCTATATTCTCGTGAAAGAGGGTGAGTCATGGCCAAAAGATGGTGTGGCATCCCTTAAGTATCAGGATCCAGATACAAACGACGAGTATCCCTATGCAGTAAATGTGCAATTCCCATCCATTGGGCGCCATCGAGGGAATGATATCTACTATACCGGCGGCCAACTTTCGATTATTAGCTTCAATGGATCCACCGATGAGACCGAACAGGAACCGGGGGCAAGCCAGATCATCCTCCGTAATACCGGACCGACTGATGTTATCATCAGGAAATTGGTAATCAAGGGTGAGCCTTTTTACCACTCAAAGACACAGAAGGTTATCGAGCGTGATGGATCCGTTACAGATGATGTGGATCTGGTCGATAAGACTATCGATGGTAAGTATGCTACCAGTGCTGTGCAGATTGCCAAAACACTCAAGAGGGTAGTAGATGAAGGGAAGGTCCGTCCAAGGCGCTTCTCTTTCTCCACTATCTTCCTTCCACAGATCCAGAGGGGCATGGGCTGCACGGTAATTACTGACGATGGCGAATCAATCGCTTGTAGGCTCATGACCTACAATCACAAGGCTACGGGATCCACACTAGCTACCATGCGTACCGACGTAATAGTCGACGAGGTTGCAGAGTATGTTCCAGAATATAGTCCAAAGGTCATAGAGAGTCCTACAGCTCCCTCAGTGCCTGTTGTCGGGCCTCCTGGTGTTCCCGGTACGGTTACCGTCGTTCAGTACAGCCTTGGCGGCCCTGACGGTCCAACAGATCAGTCATATGAGATAGGCGAAGACGATTACTCGATCGGTGAGGATGATTGGATCCTTGGAGAGGACGGATGGACCAACAGCGTTCCGACTCCCGGTCTCGGGCAGTACGTATATATGCGTGTGGGATCCTATGCTCCTCCCAATGAATCTTGGCCGACTATCTGGAGAGTTACCAGGCTGACAGGTGAGCCTGCTCGTGGTATCCGTCTTGAGGCATCCAGCTACACCATAGAATTTTCTGGCCGGGGAGTGCTGCGAAGCGGGAACATCACGCTCAGGGCTCAGCTGCAGAACCTTCCCTCGACTGGTATAACTTGGACCAGTCTCAACGCTACCCTCCTCGATGTCGATGCGGTTACCAAGACTCTTGATGTTACATCCATTACGGCTGAATCCTTTACGGTTTCTGTCTCTATGGAATACCTGGGAGAAACATACTCTTCGACGATCACGATTGCTGTCGTGTACGACGGAGAACCAAAAGCAGCATATTTCAGCTATCACTACAGCCAGACACTACCCACCACCACGCCTACCGGAGAACCTCTGATAGTAGGCGATCTCCTCCTGTACGTCCCCAAGGATGAATCAGAGGAATGGATCGACACGGATCCGTTGTTCGGGCACGTGCTTAGATGGGACGGAGATTCCTGGGAGAGCACGACTGATTCAGCCAGTCTTGGGACCGCATCAAAAGATGCATACCAAATGGCACGAGAGTCAGGGATATTCATCTATGCTGCAGCTGTGATTGCGGATATTGTGATGGCGCGGAACCTTCAGGCAGGGCAAGGGACAGGTCTCGCCGGTTCTGGTTTTAGGTTTCGTGCCCAGGACGACGATTATTCACAACAGGGATCCCCAAAGGTTCCTGTATTCGATGTCTATAAGGATGACAAGTTACTGTTCGCTGTGGAAATCTCTACAGGAAAGATATTCTTCGGACCACACTTCTGGTATGACCCATCCACCGGCCAGATATCATCTGAGAATGGTAGAGCTATCATCCATGCCGATGGGACGTTCGAATCCACAGATGGTATATATCGTGGGACGGTCAGGGCTGGTGAAAATCCTGCCGATACAGCACGGTTGGCATTCAGGGATGAGTCCGGAGTGGGAGAAGTATCTTTCTCTGGTACTGGACACGACGATCTTCTCATCGTTGACGACGATTATGGCAAGGGTTTGGTCGGCGTCGAGGACAATTCCAAAAAGTCTGTTTACTATAAGCTTGTTGATA